TCTGGTGGGTATATATCTCTGTGCCATTGGTAGTGTTGACCTTTTGTATACTCAGTAAACTGAGGACACTGTAAATTAGATACATCAAATCCGTAGTGTTGTTTGTTTACTTCGGCTGCAACTTCACATAACTTAGGAACGATCCAATGATCAAGAGGATACCATCTAACCTTAGAGTTTCTATCTTTCTTTAGGTCTGCCTCTTTTTTCCACATAACACCAGCCAGCTGTTCCGAATAATCTGGTGATTCTTTTATCATCTCATCACATAACTTTGTTGGAACAGCCTTCGGTATAGTCATAAATGTTTTATACATCTACAACCTCACATGATCCAGCACTGCAAGCAAGAGTTTGGGAGGACTTGGTGTTATCCTCTTGCTCATACAGTGCCAGTTCATTCCAATTAATTTTAGTTGGTTGGTTCTTTTTTAACTTGTGGTATTTAATCTCATCTATATCTTCGTACGGTGCTTGTTGATATACATGTCCAAAGTTAGGTAGGAAAGATATACCACTAAGATCATCAAAGTTTCTCCAACACCAGTCGGCCACACCTAGCCATTCATCTTCATTGACAGATATAGTTACACTTGGTTTATGTTCACACCAGTGTTGGGCATAAGCCAACCAATGATCTAGTTGTTCTATGGCTGTACGTCTATTACGAGTTATAGCACCATCAGGCGCTTTCTCTACAAAAGAAAATACAGATGTAGAATCTGGTTTCATAACACAATCTTCTATCGGTACGTTCTGAGACTTTAAGAATTGTGTTAGTGGATCTTTCTTATCTCCTCTAACTCTACGAATATAGTAATCGTTGTGTCTTGCATGTATACCAGATGCAGCATTAACTAATTGCGATACTGTTCCTGATGGTTTGACACAAGTGATCGCCGTGGCTTGATTGATACCAAATCGTTTAGACCACATTTTATTTATGGCCACTGCTTTATCTTTTAACTTTACAAGCAAAGTATTTAGTAAGGCTTTATTGTATATGTCCCCAGATAATATTTTATGATCCATAATACCAGTTAAAGATACTCCAAGTAGTCTTTCTTTTTCTGTTGTATCTTTCCATTGTCTACGTAAATATTTAAAGTTTGTTAAAGTAGCTTGCATAGTGCCAAGTATAGTTGCAGCTTCAACCTTATCAAGTAAGTCTTCTTCTGTATCACCCTCACGAACTACTACTTCGGATAAGTTACAAAATTGGAAAGGTTGTAAAATTATTTCTGAACAAGGGTTGGTTCCAAACTCAAAGTTAGAATCTCTTCTTTTGTTACGTGCTGCAACTTTCTTTGAAGCTTGTCTGTTAAAGATACCACGTTCACCACTACCAGATTTATATAGCGCTAACCATTCTTCCATAAAAGTTCCTATATTGTCTGGTTTGTTTTCGTACACGGCAGAGTTATTTGATAGTGCACGTTGTGCTTCAACTCTGTACCATTCGCCAGACTTTGCATCTCTCATATCTCTGTCATCGAGGTCTGATAAACTAATCATAGCCGAACGTCTAACTCCTCCGACAACTACAATCTCCCCTACTTTACAGACAAGATCATGACATTCAAGTGGTGTCAGTTGTCTGCCTTTCGCTTTAGTAAAGGTTTCAATGGCGAAGTTGAAGAGGTCGACGAGAGGTGCAGGTCCCGAAGCTCGGCCGCCGAAAGTGTTAAGTCTTGCTCCTGCGGGTCGCACGTTAGATACATCCCACCTTGGGATTTGCCCGGCATACAATAGTGTAACGATTTCCCTAAATGCTTTTGCCCAACCAAGCTTGGAGTCTCTGACCATAATAACAGTTTCTGTATTGTGAAACTCATCAGCAACACTAGGCAAATTTCTGGTATATTTTTTCTCAACACTAAAACCAACTCCTGTTCCACACATAAGGACGTATAGTATTTCATCAAAAGCTTTTGGGTGATCTACTGGAACATAAGAACAATTATACCCAGCTATGTTTTCTTTTTCCAAGGCTGGACCCGCAGTCATCAGTGCCCTCATAGACGGCATGACATCTAACTTCATGACTTTATTAGACAAATAGTCTATAGTTTTTTTATCTAAATCGTAGTCACAATTCTTTTTTAGTTGTTGTTTAAAGAAATCAAAGTACCGACTTACGGTTTCGTGCCATTCTTCTCTTCTCTTTTCTTCTGGTAACCATCTAGCATATCTAGATTTGTGTATAAATTGTTGGTAAACAGTTGGTAATGTCGTCATGGTCTCCCTTTCATTTTAATTATGTTTCTAATATGTGTTAATGTCATAACCACATTCAGTACCATCATAAAGTATAGACCCTCTTGGATCGTCCATGCCCACCAAAAAACTTGAGAGCATATACCAAACAACGGTGCTTTCAGTGATCCGTTTCCGTACAAGTATACCGACACACATGCACTGAGTGAGCAGATTATTTCAAGTAACGGAAGTTCTGATACTATCATTCTTTTTCTAGCAAATCAATATATCTATTTAAATACCATCGAGCTTTCTGTAAATCCTCTAGTCTTTTGCCTTTATAATTACATCTCCATGTGTATTTCATTACTTGTCCACGTAAGTATCCACGGTATTCTTCAGGTGTAAGTGCAGCTTCAATCGCTTCTATACATTCGATACCTTTGTCATTGTACTTATAATGTGGTGGGTGATTAACTAAATCATCTGTCATTTTTTGTCCTCTCCGTGTGTCATGTTTAGTAATACATTTAGTCTTTTCCTTTGAAAATCTGTATTAGTGGGTTCATCAATAAGCTTACGAGCAAAAGAACGAACTTGGCTATAATGCAAGCCAGCAAGATCACAAACATCGACGAACCAAGAAGCAGTAACCCCAACAGTCTTGCTGAACCAACGAACAGCTTCTTCCCTAATCTGTATAGCTTCTTTAGTGGTGTTATTATCATCGCCACTAGCATCAAGTAAAGCTTGGTATATAACGGCTCTGAATAATGCTCTTTCATTCTCTCCCTCTTTATTTGCCTCGGTGGTCGTATCGAGTGTAGGGTCTAAAGCTATTCGGGTTTGGCTTTGGTTTAACAAAGATTTCTGTTGTGTTGATTTCTTTTGGTCGTTCATCTATCCATTCTACTGGCACGAATCTATCTGCCCATATAAAATTATTATTACTTAGCCAATCACCATAAGTTGTTTTACTTGTTTTGTAAAGTTTATTTCTAGAATTTTGTAATACAAATCTAATATCCAAGTCTGGTCTTTGTTGTTTTATATACAAATGTTTGGCTCTATCTTCTTTAGTTAACTGCCCTTTAAGTTCAATGATAATACCGTTTGATAATATAATATCTGGTGTGTATGTTTTTCTAATCTCTGGAACTACATAAGGTATGACAAGTGTTTCATATTCAAACTTAACTTTATCCTCATCAAGTTTAGCGCAAACCGTAGCTTCAAAGATGGATCTATAAAATCCTTTTTCTTTTCTTAATACACTCATGGAATATCTTCCGAAACATTAGGTTCATTAACCACTTTGGTTAACCATCGTGGCCCTTTACTATAGATAAACTTTCTTAATCCTTGTCCATCATTAGCATCAGACCAACAGTCAACTTTATATGCGCAGTAAGAACAACCCACACTTAGTTTCATATTGCCTGATGTTCCATCTGGTTCTTCATCATAACATCTTGGTGGTGGTTTGTTCTTATCCTTTAATACTTTTCGTAAGTGTTTAATTCTTTCTCGTGCATTAGGTATATCTGATTTGTGTGGGCGACATAATGCAAGTGCTCCACTTTGTTTATCGATAGCAAGAAAACCTACCTTATTATTCTTATTTGCTTGTGAGTATGCGGCGATCTGATGTAGATAGCCAAAGGCATCTGTCTCTGGAGTAAGATCATTCTCTCTAAACTTTCTGAATCCAAACTGTGATGCCGACTTAACATCAATAACAACTCCATCTATTACTGCATCTTGATGACCAACAACTCCATCAAGGTCTAATGTTTTCTGTTCATCAGTGACAGAATGACCTGCCGTTTTAGCTAGTAATAATAGAAGTGCTTCCAACATATGCCCATATAAAAACTTTATTCGAGCATGAGCTGGCATATGTTCTCTTAGTTCTGGTTTGTATAGCTCATACCATAATTGACGATCTGGTTTGCCGAGGCTCGACATACGGATACCTCGGCTACCAGATTGTTTTTCTGTTAGATAAGTAAGAACAGCATCTTTCATACTCTCTGCAAATTCATTTAGATTATCTGTTGTGGGTATATTCTTGTTGCCCTCGTCAAATAATTTGTAAATATCCTTTACAAGAGTATCTATGCTCTTCTTATCTGACATTAGAACGGAAGTTTATCGTCTTCCAATCCATCTGCTTTTCCGTTAGTTGGAGCCTGGTATCCAGACTCTTCACCGAACTCATCTAAGTTTTCAGAAGGACTGTACTCAACTAGTTTAGTTACTTGCACAGCTTTTAAAGATGAGCCAACACCTTGGTTACCACCGACGTTGTAATCGTATGTATCAAAAGCCACATTAACTTTTGAACCATTACCAATTAAAACATCAGGACTAACTGGTGTCTTCTTAGAATCTACAACACGAGGTGCAGAGTTCTTTGTACCATCCTTACGAGTGTACTTTCTTTTGATGGTAACGAAATCATTTCTCTCGTCACCCTTGTTTTTAATACGAGGACCAAGACCCAAGTCTTGTAATTGTTTCTTAGTCTTTGCATCCACTGTTACATCAATGGAAAAAATACCTTGTTCATTATACTGATCAAAGTGTGGTTGGTGGACTTTCGCCCAATAAGCAGTGCCTGAAATTACTGGCATATTTATCTCCTTAAATTAAAAGTTTATAAAAGTTATTAAAAGTTAGTGTTTCAATAAAGAAACACCTCGACAGTATATCATACTATCAATGGTGTCAACAATTAGTGAGTTTCTTTCCAAGTCGTGCCGATTGAATACTCACTATCTAGTGGACATCGTAGGTCAAATTGTTTCTCTACACGTTTCATTGCCTCCTTTGTAATGTTACCAAAATCTACAGCTTGTTCCTTACGGACTTCAAACTGCACCTCATCATGGACGTTAGCCACTGGCTTAGCATCCAAGTTCTGCTTGTCGACCTCATCAATTATATTGAGTAGCCATTGCTTACATATAATTGCACCCGCTCCTTGAATAAGTGTATTCAAACTAGAGTGGATGGATCGTGCAAGTAGAATCCTTTTATCAAGCGCAACCAATTGGTACTCACCATACTTGCGCTTACGTCTTTGTAATAAATTAACTAAGTTACTTGTTAAAGTTTTCATACCTTTAACTTTATTTATAAATCTTTTACGACTTTCTAATCCAGCCTCTGAGTTGCCTCCAACTATCTGACCTAGCTTTGCATCTCCAGCTCCATAGATGAATGCATACACCCAAGTCTTGGCCGTCGGTCTATCTTTTAATCCTATTATGTTTTGATTGTAGGTATGTATGTCTCCGTCTACTACTTGTTCTGTAAACTTTGGGTTCTGTAAGTAATGTGCAAAGCATCGTAGCTCCAGACCACTAGCATCTGATCCAACTAAACAATACTTATTTGGATCTTGTATAGTCCATAGTGATCTGCATTGCTCACCGTATGGTGAATAACTTGCTGGAACTTGTGCCATATTAGGACCGTAGTGACTCATCCGAGATGTTACACAACCAAGTGTTATAACTCTGCCGTGTACTCTACTATCATCTCTGACATTCTTTAACCACGATTGTATTTGTGATACACGTTTCTCATACAACAAATACTCTGCAATCATCTTAGCTTCTGGATATTCTATTTCTTTTAGAACTGCCTCATCAATTACTGGTAGTCCAGTTGGTGTTGTTTTCTTTGGTACCCAATTGTATTTCTTTTGTAGTCGTTCTGCTATCTGCTTTCTTGAACTAGGATTAAACTCATCGACATGATCTTTCAATGGTTTACCAGTCGTCTTATGAAATCGTGGTGTATATATTGTTGGGAATATAGTTTGTAAATCTTTCTTTAGATCCTCTGACTTTGTCTTTAACTCTTCTAATAAATCATGTGCTCTATTAACATCAAGATAGAATCCATTCCTCTCTTGTTGATCTATAATTCTTCTTACCCTATGTTCCATACGTACACTCTCTGTACTGAAACGTGTTATCTTCGGCGCTAAGTGTTGCATTAGTTTACGTGTGACATG